ATGGCTTTATTTAGCGATCAAGAATCTATTTGGCAAACTGTAGCTAAGACTAACAAACTAACTAACCTTGGTTTAGGTATGTCTGAAGAAGAGTTTGTTGAAGTAGTTAGAGCTATTCGCCGCACAGGTTTAATGGATGGTATCAATACTAGTAGCTTATATGGTGCTGAAGTAGGTAAGTATGGCATTATGAATAAGCTAACTCGTAATGTAGGTTATCTAGCTGCTACACCCTTTAACTCTGGTGAAGGATATAGTCGTTTAGTTAGCTTTGACATTGCACGTAGGGAATTTATGGAAACTAATCCCGGCACTGCATGGTGGACTGATGACAACTTAACTAAGATTCTAAAGCGTCAAGATGATTTGACACAGAACATGACTAAGGCTAACGTAGCATCATGGCAACAAGGTTGGAAGTCGATCCCTGCTCAGTTCATTCAATATCAAGTAAAGTTGATGATGAACGTTGTGCAGAGTTTAATGGGTAATCCCCGAGCATTCACACAGAAAGAGGCATTGCAGTTATTAGTAACACATGCACTCGTTATGGGTACTGCTGGTAACTTCTTATGGCCCTTCCGGGATTTACTCACAGAAGTACTTCCTGAAGATACGTCTCCAGAAGCTCGTTTGTATGTACAACAAGGTGTTGTTGCAGGTATGATTGGTTCCATTACTGATGGTGAAGCTAAGCTAGCACTAGGTAGCCGATTTAACACATTTAAATATTATGAAGATGTTATTAAAGGGTTATTAGACCCTGAGAAAACATTCATGGAAGTGGCTGCTGGCCCTTCAGGTTTCGCTGCTCTACGCATCCTAGGTGGCTTTGGTGAGGCATTCTCAATCATTGCTAAAGCTCCTATGACTATGGATACATTGCAGATTGCTTTAGGTGAGATTGGTAAAGGAAGTTTCTCTTTCTTCAACAACATCCAGAAGTCACGCATTGCAATGGCTAACTATAACCAAGTGCAAAGTGGTGCTGGTGGAGCCATGTTCCGTGTTACTGACACTGAAGCATGGATGTTAAGTTTTGGTATCCCACCTGCTGTTCAAGAAGACTTGTCCATTCTATATAGTAGTAGAAAATCACAAGCCGATGATATTAAAACATCTGCTAAAGCAATTGGTAAACACTCTATGTTAGCTTTAACTGCGTTACGTAATAACGATAGTGAAGGACATAGAACACACGCTGCAATTGTACAAGCTATTCTGAATACATATTCAGGTAGTGATTTACAGCAACTATATAGAGAAGCTTATAAAGTGGAAGCATTTACTCAATACGAAAAGATGCTTACAGATCAAGCTGTAAAGGATTGGGCAGTAAAAGACATTGTAGTAAATACAGGAGTTAAAGAATAATGGCAACTTATCAAGCAAACATTACTAGAAACATTGAGCCAGCAATGGCTAATCCAGCCATCTTACAACAAGCTGGCGCAGCTACTCGTGGTGCAATTCAAACCCTTGGTGAAGGTGTTAGCGCCCTCTATAAAGGATATGTAGAACAAGAGATAGCTAATATAGAAGAAAGTGCATCACTAATAAACCAAGAGTTGTTTATTAGTAACCAAGCCGCACAAGTTGCAGGTAGGCAAGCAGCCCAACTTGAAGCAGGTAAGCCTATGGCTGGTAGTATGTTTGCAGAAACATTGTTAGGTGCTCAAGGTGAAGAGGCACAAGCAAAAGCTGCACAACAATTAAAATCTTTTGATAGGGAAATTGCACGTTTAAAAGATGCTGCTGAAGGCGGTATGTCTAACGAACAATATGTGTCTCGTATTGATAGTGAAACTAAAAAAGCAATTGCTAAATTTCCCGGCATGGCTAACGAAATTCGTGAACGCATTGGTAGAGTTACGGGGCTACCATACGCTGATCGTTGGGCACAGATGAACTATGTTAAGGAGCGTTTCTCTAAACAAGAAGCTCCTAAGACAAAGACACCAGAAGATATGGCTTTACAAGACATTGATGATGCTGCTAAAACAGGTTTGTTTGGTACTCGTGAAGAACTTTTAAATGACTACCGAACTAATCGTGGTGCATACGATGTTAAGATGACAGGGTTTAAACAAGTATTACAAGCACAAACCCAAGTTAATATTGTTAAGAATAATGTGGGTGCGTTAAGTGGTCAAAGTGATTTTGAAGCTGACACTGTTCGTGCAGGGTTCTCTGCCATCTTTGCTGGTGGTTTAGGTGCTACAACACTAAGTCAATCTGTCAACGATAAAGAACAAGTATTAGGCACTACATTAAAGTTAATGTCTGAAGGTAAAAGTGTTACCGTTGATCCTGTAGCGTTTCAAACCTCCATTGCTGTACACAATGCACAGATGAAAACAAACATTGAAGGTGCACGTACACAAGCCTATCGTTCAATTGATGCCTACCTTGCTAAAAACCCTAACGTGTCAGATAGCAAACGTAAAGAGTTGTATGCAGACATTGATCGTCAAGCTAATCAAGCAATGAGTTTGTATGCGGATGATAAAGGCATTGGCTTACTAGCAATTGCAAATATCTTTAAAAACTATCGTGATAAGAGTTTAACTGAGCAACAACAACTAGTTAACCTAGCTATCCAACAACAATCTGCGATGCAGAATAACCCTATGGTTATGGCATATTGGGCTGGTGGTACTGCTCGTGAGAATTTAAAGCGTACTAATAAGGATTTCCATGACTTTATGGTTGGACAAGAGGCAGAGTTAACAACCTCAGTTAGTGGTGTTCGTAACGTAATAACAGGTGCTACTAACTTAGCTAATGTACAGCGTGTTCTTGTACAAGCACAACAAGACCCTGCTGCTGTCCCTATTGATCCTGTTGCATCCCCTGCAACAACTCGTGCTGCTCATCAAGCATTACAAGCTAGTGCTATTGAAGTTCTTAAGAAAACTACACTTCTCCCTTCTGAAGTTAACATTGCAAGTGCTGCTTTCTCAACTAGCATAGCTACAGGTGCTAACAGTAAGGAACTTGCTAATAGTTACCGTAAGATTGGTGAACAAATTGCTAAGTTACCAAACACTGACCAAGCTATCATTAAGAGCAACGTAAGTAAGAGTGTGTCTGGTGCTGTTATTAGTATCAATGATGTTAAACAAGTAATTGAAGCTAAATATAAAACCAAGTTAACTCTTGGTGTTAATGATGCAGGTGAGATTAGTGTGGTGCTGCCTAAATCTAGGGCTACCCTTGTTGGGCCTGATGCTGCACCAGCAACAAGTAACAGCCTTACAACAACAGTTGCTGCTCAAGAGTTTATGAAGCAAGTTAAACCCATGCTAAACAACATTGTGTACGGTACAGCTATGCTTACAATGAAACAACCTAAAGAAGTCGGTACTGAATTTGCAACTGTTATTAATAATAATCAACCGTATGGTGGGTTTTATCAAAGTGCAGCACAACCAGTTACACAAACTACTACCCCTGATACTAGTACTACTACTGAGCCAAAGCAGTCTAAAAACTGGTGGGAGGAATGATATGTCAGAGTGGAAACAGCTAGTTAAAAATAAGTCTGAGTGGTCTAAATTACAATATAATGACCCTAGACTAGATGCCTTTGCTGAAGAGGTGGAAAGTAAATATGGTTTACCTAAAGGCATTGTGTTATCTGTTAAGAATGCTGGTGAGAGAACTAACCCCGGTCAGGTGAGTCCTAAAGGTGCACAAGGCATTATGCAGTTTATGCCAGCTACACAAAAACTACAGAATGGAATGTTTAAGCACGATGTAAACAATCCCTTTGCTTCCATTGATGCTGCTGGTAAATATTTAAAGTTTACTTTAGATAATCAATATAAAGGGAATGCATTAGCTGCTGTAGCAGATTATAATGGTGGCCCTGCTGCTGGTAAGGCAGTGTTAAAAGGGGAAAAACCGCCAGCTAAAGAAACTCAAGAATATGTTGATAGAGTTAAAACATTCTTAACTGAAAAATATAAGAAATAAGAAAAGGGGCATTGCGCCCCTTTCTTCATTTAGTTAACTCTTTAACAATGTTTTGAACAACGCTATTAATATCTTTCTTAGCCATTAACTTACGCTCTTCTTTGGCAATTAGATACTGAATGTTGTGCATACATTTATGTAAATCTTCTAGTGGCTTACCTTTATCCTTGTAGCGTAGCAAGTATTTAAGGGCACTAGCTTCCCAACCATTCATGTCATACGCTTCCCATACCTCCCACGGTTGAATAGCACGATCTTTGTAATGGTTGCCACCATACTGCGTAGCCATAACATCATCATACTGCATCA